CATAAAATATGCAATATAATAGAAGAGTCTGATAAGTTTTCTATTTTTATACAAAAAGGAAAAGAGGTGTTGCCGTGGAAAGATTTTAATAAAAATATGGCAATAGCCGTAGAATATAATTTAGAATATTAATGCAAAGTTTATTTGATTTTATTATAAAACCAAAAAACGAAAGATACGATAATAAAAAATATATAGATGGTCAAGAGCTCTTAGTTAATACTGAGATCTCTGATCATCGATATGTTAGTCGTACTGGAGTGGTTTTAGGAATACCAAAATCTGAAAAAACAGAAATACAAGTTGGGGATGAAGTTATTGTTCACCACAATGTTTTTAGGAGATGGTATGATCAGCACGGCAAAGAAAGAAATACAAGGAGTCATTATAAAGAAGATTTGTATTTTGTAAAATCAGATCAAATATACTTATATAAAAGAAATAACAAATGGAACGCCCCTAAAGGCTTTTGTTTTGTTAAGCCAATAGAATCTACTGATATATTAAATAACGAGAAAGAACAAGCCCTAAGGGGTATTATAAAATACGTTGATAAAGACATTAGCGGTTTAATAGCTAAGGAAGATTTAGTTGGGTTTACACCAAGTAGCGAATACGAATTTATTGTAGACGACGAAAGAATGTACAGAGTATTAACTAATTCAATATCTATTAAATATGAACGTCAAGGAAACGAAAAAGAATATAATCCAAGCTGGACATGAAGCAGTCAAAGAACTTATTAAAGTCGCTAAAGAACCTATTGTTGAAACTGATGATGACATTTCAGCCGATAGACTCAAGAACGCTGCAGCCACTAAAAAGCTCGCAATATTCGATGCATTTGAGATTTTAAATAGAATAGAAGAAGAAAAGGCTTTATTAGAAAACAAACCTAAAGAAGAAAAGGTTGATACGTTTAAAGGGTTTGCCGAAAGAAGATCTAAGTAATGTACAAACAAAACTTGTATAAGGTTATAGAGCCTATTAAAAAAACCACAATTAGTAGATTAAACAGATCTAAAAAGTGGGAGTATGGCTATAACAAAGAACATGATGTTATAGTTATATCTAAGACTGGAGAAATTGGGGATGTGTATAGCATACAGAATTTAAAAATAGCATTGCCAAAGGCTAAAGAAATAGATACTCAATACGACAAATGGACGCCTAAGGAGTATCCTAAGGAACTTAAATCAGTTAAGAGTATATTTGATTGGAGGGATTACCCGAATGAATTTAAACAAAAATGGCATGCATATATTGATAAAGAATTTACCAAACGTGAGGAGGGGCATTGGTTCAATAACAAGGGCGTCGCTACTTATATTACTGGCACTCACTATATGTACTTGCAGTGGACCAAGATTGATGTTGGGAGACCAGACTTTAGGGAAGCAAACAGATTATTCTTTATATTTTGGGAAGCATGCAAAGCAGATACAAGGTGTTACGGAATGTGCTATCTCAAGAATAGACGTTCAGGTTTTTCGTTTATGGCATCCGGAGAGACCGTTAATTTGGCAACCATATCTTCCGATTCACGGTACGGAATACTGTCCAAATCTGGCGCCGATGCAAAGAAAATGTTTACAGATAAAGTGGTACCAATATCGATCAATTATCCATTCTTTTTCAGACCCATACAGGACGGTATGGATCGCCCCAAAACGGAGCTGGCATACAGGGTACCGGCTTCAAAATTTACAAGAAAAAGATTCGAGTCTAAGGATAAACCACAAGAAATGGAGGGGCTCGACACTACGATCGATTGGAAAAATACCGGGGACAATTCATATGATGGAGAGAAACTTTCACTCCTCGTCCATGATGAAGCCGGGAAATGGGAAAGACCAGAAAATATTCTCAACAACTGGAGGGTTACAAAAACCACGCTTAGACTTGGTTCGAGAATAATAGGTAAATGCATGATGGGTTCAACAAGTAACTCATTAGACAAAGGCGGTGAAAACTTTAAAAAATTATACCATGACTCGAACGTTACCAAAAGGAATAGAAATGGACAAACTCGCTCGGGACTATATTCTTTGTTCATACCTATGGAATGGAATTTCGAAGGATTCATCGATTCTTATGGAATACCTGTCTTTAACACACCAAGCGAGCCTGTCAAAGACCACCAGGGAGATAATATCGACATCGGGGTTATTGAACATTGGGAAAATGAAGTTGAGGGATTAAAAGGAGATCAAGACGGTTTAAATGAATTTTATCGTCAGTTTCCAAGAACAGAAGAACACGCATTTAGAGACGAAACAAAAAATAGTATATTTAATTTAGTAAAAATATACGAGCAAATAGATTTTAACGAAGAAGCAAGGTATAGTGCTTTAGTTACAAAAGGGAGCTTTCAATGGCAAAATGGTGTTAAAGATACAAAGGTTGAATTTATACCTAACACTAATGGAAGATTTAATGTTAGCTGGGTTCCACCCATACATTTACAAAATAAAGTAATATTAAAAAATGGAATTAAATATCCTGGAAACGAACATAGCGGTGCATTTGGCTGCGATAGCTACGATATATCCGGGACTACCGACGGTCAAGGATCTAAAGGCGCTTTACACGGTCTCACAAAGTTTAGTATGGAAGAAATTCCTGCTAATATGTTTTTTTTAGAATATGTAGCTAGGCCGCAAACAGCGGAAATGTTTTTTGAAGATATATTAATGGCATTACATTTTTATGGTATGCCACTGCTTGCAGAAAACAATAAGCCTAGATTATTATATTATTTAAAAAGAAGAGGCTATAGAGGCTATTCAATGAATAGACCTGATAAAATATGGAATAAATTATCGGTTACTGAAAAAGAAATTGGAGGTATACCGAATTCAAGTGAGGATATTAGGCAAGCTCATGCTGCCGCAATTGAAAGTTATATAAATAACTATGTAGGCGAAAAAGAAGATGGCAGTTACGGCGATATGTATTTTAATAATACATTAAACGATTGGGCTAAGTTTGATATAAACAAAAGAACAAAATTTGATGCAGCAATAAGCTCAGGTTTAGCTGTTATGGCGTGTAATAAAAATAGATATGCCCCAAATCAAATAAAAGAATTAAAAAGTAAAGTTAATTTTAGTTTTTCTAAATATAACAATAATGGAAATTTTTCAAAAATAATACAATAGATGGCAAGAGTATCACCAAAAGGTATTTTTCCGAGTCAAGCAGTTAGTGACATAGAAAAAAGGGGTTTAGATTATGGGCTTCAAGTTGCTAGAGCTGTAGAGTCAGAATGGTTCAAAAAAGATTCAGGAGGATCTCGCTATTTCTCTAATAGAGATAACTATCATAACCTTAGGTTATATGCAAGAGGCGAGCAAAGCATTAAAAAATATAAAGATGAATTATCCATTAACGGTGATTTATCTTATCTAAATTTAGATTGGAAGCCAGTGCCTATTATTCCAAAGTTTGTGGATATAGTTGTTAACGGTATTGCAGAAAGAGCATATGATTTAAAGGCGTTCTCAGTTGATAATATTTCAACAGAAAAAAGAACAAAATATGTTCAAAGTATACTTAGAGATATGGGCAATACAGAATATTATCAAGCTGCTCAACAACAACTGGGTATTGATATGTTTGAAAACGATCCTAAAAGTTTGCCTGCTAATAATCAGGAATTAGAATTACACATGCAACTTGATTATAAACAGTCCGTTGAAATTGCAGAAGAGCAAGCAATTAATAACGTTTTTGAAATTAATAAATACGAATTATTAAAGAAAAGATTAGATTACGATATTACTGTTTTAGGCATTGGGTGCGTTAAAAATAGTTTCAATACCGCAGAAGGAATTAAATTAGAATATGTTGATCCTTCTGATTTAATATATTCTTATACTGATTCCCCCTATTTTGATGACTTATATTATGTAGGGGAAGTTAGAAGGGTGAGTTTAATGGAGTTAAAAAAACAATTTCCAGAATTAACAACTGAAGATATTGAAGAAATTGAAGGAAAAGGCAATAGCTCATTATTATATAATCAAATTGGAGTAAATTCTTCTGATAAAAACTTTGTATATGTTTTATATTTTGAATACAAAACATTTGAAAATCAAGTATACAAAATAAAAGAAACAACTTCTGGGGCTGATAAAGCAATAAAAAAAGATGATGGTTTTAACCCACCTAAGGATTCTAGAGCAAGATTTGAAAAAGTAAATAGATCTATTGAATGTTTATATGTGGGCGCTAAAATTGTGGGGCATGATAAATTATTGAAATGGGAGAAAGCTGTTAACATGACAAGGCCCAAATCTGATATTACTAAAGTACAAATGAGCTATAATATCGTAGCCCCTAGGATTTATAAAGGTAAAACTGAATCGTTAGTTAGCAGAATGACATCATTTGCAGATATGATTCAAATTACACATTTAAAGCTTCAGCAAGTATTATCTCGTATGGTACCTGACGGAGTTTATTTAGATGCTGACGGTTTAGCAGAGGTTGATTTAGGTAATGGAACTAATTACAATCCACAGGAAGCATTAAACATGTATTTCCAAACGGGTTCTGTTATTGGTAGATCCATGACGCAAGACGGTGAATTCAATAATGGTAGGGTACCTATACAAGAATTAAGAGCTGGAGCCGGTGGTTCTAAAATACAAAGCTTAATACAATCTTATAATTATTATTTGCAAATGATGCGAGATGTTACAGGATTAAATGAAGCGAGAGACGGAAGTACACCCGATAGAAATGCTTTAGTAGGCTTGCAAAAATTAGCTGCCGCTAATTCAAATACTGCTACTAGACATATATTACAAGCAGGTTTATATTTAACATTAAAAACAGCTGAAGCTATTGCGTTAAGAGTTTCTGATGTTTTGGAGTATTCTAATATTAAAAATTCATTCTTGCAATCTTTAGGTAAGTTTAACGTAGGTGCGTTAGAGGAAATGAAGGAATTACATTTACATGATTTTGGTATATTTTTACAATTAGCGCCCGATGATGAAGAAAAACAATTGCTTGAAAATAATATACAAATGGCCATTACACAAAAGCAAATAGAATTAGAAGATGCTATTGATGTTAGAGAAATAAAAAATTTAAAGTTAGCTAATCAATTATTAAAACTAAGAAGAAAGCAAAAGTTTGAAAGAGACAGGCAAATTCAAATGGAAAATATTCAAGCACAGTCTCAGGCTAACGCTCAGTCAGCTCAAGCAGGAGCCGCCGCAGAAATACAAAAACAGCAAGGGATTGCTGAAAGCAAAGTGCAAATTGCGCAAGCACAATCACAGTTTGATATTGCAAAACTTGAAAGAGAAGCAGAAATTAAAAAAGAGTTAATGGAATACGAGTTCCAACTCAATATGAGGCTTAAGGAGCAGGACAATCAGGTGATTAATAAAAAAGAAGAGTACAAAGAAGACCGTAAGGACAAAAGAACAAAAATACAAGCTTCACAACAAAGTGAACTTATAGACCAGAGAAAATCTGGAAAACCACCAAAAAACTTTGAATCTGCTGGATTTGATAACTTAGGTGGATTTGGATTAGAGCAATTTGAGCCAAGATAAATTTTAACAATTATATTTTATTATGTCAGAAAACATCAAAGTAGAAGCTTTAGACGTTGAAGAAAAGTCTATTGCCGAAAAAGAAGCAGAAGTACAAAAGCTATCAACCAACGAAGATGGCGATTACACTGTGGATTTAGGAAAAATTAACGAACCAAAA